TTACTTCAGCGGGTCAATGCGGAAGAACTGCTCACCGTTGGACAGCAACTTCCAGTTCGCTTCAAGGTCCTCATGGTGTATATCCATCCAGACTTCCAGCATCTTCAGCTTATTCCTCGGAAAATTCTTTTCTCCTTCGAGAACCGTCCCATCCAGAGCGACCACGACCTCCTCGCCGGAATACTCAGCGTGGATGTGGGGCATATTGTGTTTCCCGCCCTGCTCCCGATACATACGGACGATGATTCCGAAGAACATACTCAACACTGGCATATCAAACACCCCGCTTTCTATTCTTATTCTATCAGATTTTCGCCCGATATGCAATCAGATTTTGGGACAGCCTGATAAGATTTTTACTTCTTCTGCCCGTATGTGATTTCTGGCAGCCATTCGTACCGCTTCTCAAACGGCACGAAGTCGCCGCTCTTACCGCAGATACGCTTCATGGCTGCGTCCATCTTCTCTCGTGCGTAGTCCGCCTCCGGGTTCCTCGTCAGGGCGTCGAAGAAGTCATCGTAATATCTGCCCCACGCTTCCAGCACCTTCTTCAGCCGCTCATATCCGAACACATCCTTCCCCATGACCTCCGGGTCATTCAATGTTAGGATGAGCGTGTCCGTCATGTACTGCTGGTAGGTTTGGCGGGTGGCGTCCTGAAGAACACTGTCCCGAACCTTCCGCCGGGCAAGGTAGCCGTTCTTTGCCATGGTATCATCCTCCGCTGCTAATCATAATCCCGGTGAAGTCGCTCTGGCCGATGACCACCTCCCCGTTCTCCCACATCTCCCGCACTCTCTCCTCGGCCTCAGCCCAGCTCGCCGCCAGCACCGGCACCAGTTTCTTCCGATGCTCAACGATGACCACGTTGTACCGGCGCACCGTGGGAGGGATGACCCTCTCCGCCTTCGTCAGCAGGGTCTCCAGAATGAGCGTGTCCTTCCGAAGTTCGAGCTGGTCGTCATAGTCCGGGGACTCTTCGGAGTAGCTGTCCAGCAGCATCTTCTCGTTCAGCTCCTTGCACAGCTCCACGATGTCCCGGACTGTCTGAGGTTCATCGTGGCTATTGTCCTCACCGGCGCTCTCGTCGTGCAGGTAGAGCTTGTAGTCATCGTCCGTCAGCAGCTCATACCCGTGGACTTTGATGTAGGCAAGGACTATCTCGGCCTCCGTGCCGCAGATGGTCACGCCCTGACGGGCGGAAGAAGCTACCAGAGCCTCAGTCGATTTGATTCTCTTCACAGTCTTCATCCTCCTCTCCGTTCTCCACCGGCATATCGCAGGTGTTGCAGTAGCCGTCATAGAACATGGCGGCCCATCCCTTGTTCGGGCGTAGCTTCTCGCCGCATACGGGCAGGTCATCCCTCCTCACCCCCTTGACCGAGCTGGCGACCGCACTCAGGACAAAACTTCGGGTAGTAGTGGTCCGTCTCGCCGTCTCCAACCGCCGCCATAAACAGTCGTCCATCGGCCTCAGCCCCGAAGTACAGCCCAGACCATCCACCCTCAGCGATGAGGGTTTGGCTATCGCTCTGGTAGTAGCTTCCGTCTCCGAGGATGGATGTCTTGATGCTGCACAGTTTGCACGGCGTTCTGGGTTCCATCATAATCACGGGTCATCCCTCTCATTCTGCTCGCAGAACTCCTTCCACGCCTCCTCGCAATAATCTCCCTCGCAGGCGCCGAGCCGGGAAGTCTCGCCCCGCATATACGGGCAATACTGCGGGTCGCAAAGGGTGCCATCTTCACAGGCCGCCGCAAACCTTTTCTCCTCGTCTACGTTCACTCCCCCTCACCTCCCGTCAGGAAGAAACCCACGTTGTCCTCGAACTCGTCCACCGCTTCCGGCAGATACCGCCGATAGGTGGAGCCGTTCTTCTCAAACCAGACGTGCGTGGCAAGGAAGTTGAAATCCCCGCCGATGTCATCGTCTGGATTCAGGAGGCGGAGGGCATCCAGCTCCTCGGCCTCCTCCGGCTCCAGCTTGCCGTGGATGCTCTCTTCCGCCTCCAGCACGAGAATCCTCTCGCTGACCGCTTTCTTCAGGTTGATGATGCCGATGCTGACAGCGCCCCTCAGCACATCGTTGAAGTCGAGGCCCTCACGGGGCCAATCCATCTGGTCCAGAATCTCGTCCCAGCCGTAGCCGATGCGGTCGATAATCTCCAAATCCATGCTGCCGCAGGACAGCATCTCGCACAGCAGGCTTTGCGCTCCGCTCATTCTCTTCCCCTCCTCACACCAAATACCTACACATGAACCGCTCAAAATCATCGAAGTCGGCCCACTCAGATGTACCATCGCCGGTCTCCTGCAACCGCTTCCACAGCTCCATCAAGTAGCAGTCGTAGACGTGGGTGTCAGCGTCAAGGTCGTGGTGCAGGCAGAACGCCGTCCACAGCATCCGCAGGCGGTCCCGGCAGATTTCCTCATCGAAGCAGCTCTCGGCCACATAGCCGGTAAGAAACTCGAACTCAGCCAAAATCGGAATGCTGTTATTCAGATGTTCAATGGCATCAGCAGCCTCATCCATGAGCCCCATATGCCGACCGATAGATGAGCCGTTTTGCAACCCATACAGACGCAACTCTTTCTGAAGAGTATCGTACTTATCATGCATTAGCATGTTCCTCCTTCCATTTGGGCCAGTTTTCGTCCTCACATTCTCCGGGGATGTCTCGAATGGGGCATCCCTCACAAAGAGGGAACCGACCGCAAAACTCGTCGAAGCCCACATCCTCCATCCACCTTGGCTTGCCGTCAACTCCCTGCTGAGGACAATCTCCGTTCAAAGAACAGGAATCGCAATTATACGTTTCATTCTCGCAGTTGTCTTCCTCTTCTTCCACATCCGGCTCCTCAATGTACCCTTCGTCCACAAGGTGTCCGAAGAATCCATCATCAAGTAGCTGATCACCATGCCAGTCAGTGAACAGGCGAGCCACCGTCTCACCATTGAGTTTGGTCAACACGTTATACATTTCCTTTTGGCGTTCGTCCATGTTACGCCCCCTCCTTCTTCCCGACTTTTATAAAATACGGGGTGTAAGCGAAAGCACAATCAAACATTGGCCTATTGGTCACTTGGTCTCTGAATATCGGACAGTGCCAATGGAGACTATACCCATTTTCCTTGCACCACTCGTCCACTACTCGCTTCGTGAGCGGCGTCACGAAAACGTAGAGGTCGGACTCATGGCTGAATATCTGGTCTCTCGGATAACCGGCGGCCAGCAGTCGCTCCATCAGGGTCACGTTTCTATTCCTCCTTCTCTGCCAAATGCGGGAGTTCGCCCCACTGCACATCAACGTATTGCGGACTGTTCATCACAATGAAATAGTAGAGGCCATCCCGGAATTCTTTCATAGCAAGCCGAAGTGGGTCCTTGTAGGTGGCGTCCTCCGCTGTCTGGTAGAGCCAGCAGTCGAGGAGCTTTGCGAGTTGGTAGTGCCACGGGCAGACAGCAAAGCCGTGCTCCCGGTACTCCGGTCTATGGTGTACGATGTACTTGCTGCCATCAATAGTCGGGGCCTCCTCGTCGGCGGGTTCCTCATGTCCCGCATAGCGCCCATTGTAGGCGCGAATGTTGACTGCGTAGAGCCTGCGGTAGATGTCCTCCGCGTAGTAGGTACAGGAGATTTTGCAGTCGGTCAGCTCTCTGTAGAGACTGTCCGGAGCCTCAAAGCCCCAATAGTTGTAGTCGCAGTTGAGCCGGGTTTCGACGGCGTTTGCCAGCGCCGCCAGCGGCTCCGGGTTCATTACAATGCAGGACATTGTTTTACCCCCTTTCCCAAATCGCTCTGCGGGCTTTCTCAAAGCCGTGCAGGAGCCTTGCGTCTGCCTGTATCTGCTCCATCGTGTAGCCGAGCGCGTCCAGAGTGTCCTCGCTGTCCCCGGTGTAGCCATACTCATGGTCGGCCAGCTCCGCAAGAAACATCTGGTAGATGAAGTCGTCCCCGGTCTTGTCCTCCGCAATGGCAGCCGTCATCTCCGCGCTGTGGCGCTCTGTCGTCTGGTGGAGCAGGTCAGCGTCCTTTTTCTGGACGTAACCTCCTGCTCCGATGGAGTAGATTTTGCCCACGTCCTTATCGGGGTCGAGGCCCCATTCTCTCATCATCTCGTCGAACTGTTTCCGGCTGAAGGCGAAGCCCAGCGGCAGGGCATTGAACTCCTTCTGCTGGCGCTGGCGCATCTCTGCGTACTTATTCATGGTCTGTGTCCTCCTCACATAAGAAATATTTTCCGGCTTCTTCGTAACCAATTAGTTTCCTGCCGTCCTTTAAGAAAAACAATGTTGTGTATGGGTGGGAAAGTCCACAAGTAAAAGGTTTTTTTGGCTCCTTTATCTCTAACATTACATTGAGAGGGCCTATCTTTTCGTAGAACTCCTCGCTCGTGACTTGCTTCTTCATATAAGCCTCCAGTTACATAAATTCCGGCATTGTACCGATGATTTTGCGAATCCGGGTCTCGCTGACCTGAAACGGTTTCTTACGGGTACTGTTGTCCATCATAATCTGCGTGTATATCATCATGGGAAGCTCGAAAAGGGCTATGCACTTCGGGTACAGACGGACAGCCTGATTCCTGATTTCAAGGTCGATTTCCTCGTTCCGTGTCATCTTTGTCCTCCTTACGCAATATACCCGAACAGGTCTTCCAGCTCTTTCAAGCTCTTGTCGTGCCAGTCGGCCCGGTAGCTCTGAAACTCGGCGCTCGGCAGCAGTCCGTAGCCCGTGATTTCAGTGTCAATCCGCTTACCGTTGCACCAGAACTCGTACAGAACGACCGACCGGCCGTTGATGGCCTTGACTTCCCGAATCTCGAAGCAGTTTCCGCACTCGGAAACGTACACGAAGTTCTTTCGGAAGTAGTCGGCCTTCTCGCTCATGCCCCGAATAAAGGCAGCGGCGGGGATGATGTTCTGCATCACCCACGCCAGCTCGTCCTCTCGTGCCTTTTCCATTCTTGCCTCATACTGTGCCACCGTCTCGACCTTTGCCATGCGGTAGACATCCTCTTTGGTCATACCGTCGCAGGCCATGTAGAACGCTTCCACCCGCTTGTACTCATCATAGGAAGCCTGATTGTCAACAGCGCCGGTGCCTTCCAAAAACTCGTGATACAGCATAATCAATACCTCCAAAAACTGACCGTCTGGGTAACTTTCTTGTCTACATTCTCATTCTAACTTACCGGCTTGGTAGTGTCAAGTCAAAATCGAATATTTTCAAAAAATTTTTTGCTGTCCGTGAAACGCTTGATTTCAGCCACTTTTGGAGGTTCTCGGTGCCTGTGCTGGCTCATAACAGCCTAACAATCACGCTGACCAGAACGGTCACTTCATCTCGCTCTCAGGAAGTCCGCTGTAACGGCCCCAGAACTTCGCTGAGGCGCTTTTGGTCATGGGGGATATGGAATTATAGCCGCCATCCCAAAGCTGGAAATAGGCCATGAAATAGGCCCCTGACGGGTCTTTGAACAGCTCCATGTAAAACTCGCCACCAGTCTCCGCACGGCTGGAGCAAAGGGACTCCGCCTTGCTGGTGTCATAGGTCACGCCGTCCACCATCTGCACCAGCCGGGGGCTGCTGCTGTTCCCCAGCTCCGGCAGCTCCTCGCCGGTTGATTCCACCATCTTGACCTCGTACCCAGCAAAGCTCAGGGCCTTCGCCAGCTCATCAAAGGTGAGAGTTCCAGCCTTCAGCCGGTAGCTTAGGTTCTGCTGGCTCCAACCCATGAACTCTGCCAACTCCTTCTGTGTCCGCTTCTTGGCAGACAGAGCCGCCCGCACCATGTCGCTTGCGTTCATCGCTCCTCCTCCTCATTATTTTGAGATGCCTGTCGCCGCATTTCCGACAAATCAACAGTGATGGTATGAGTATGGCTGACCAGATTTTCGACAAGCTCACGACCGCTATCTGACAGAATCGGCATCATAGCGGATGCTGCTATCTGCATGGTAGCAATCACCAAAGGCAGGTCAACGCTGTCGTATTCATGTGCTATTGCCAGAAACTTCTTTGTCATGGTAACAAAGCACTCATCCACAACCCTACTGGCTTCCTTGTTGTTTCCGGCCATTTGCGCCAGCATCAGCCGGATGGAGTATGGCATACCTTTCATAAGTTAGTCATCTCCCTCCCGATAGTCGTAGTCGATGCAGCCGTCATCATCGGTGATGCGGGGCTTCCGCTCATGGACCAAAGCGAACCGGCACTCACCACCGTGATTGAACTGGCAGGTCTGTGATTCGCACTCAAAACAGGACCTTCTCAGACCATAGAGCCGTTTCGTCTCAGGCACATAGTCCTCAGCACCCCCGTATAGCAGATAGGCGACCCCTTTGCTATGCCGTTCGTCGAACCAGTGCCAAATTTCCTCACGATGGATACCCGGCCCCCAGCCCATGAATCGCTCCTCAATGCACTCCGTATCTGGATTCATGGGGACATCCGCAAACTGCCCCCACAGCTCCTCCAGAACTTCGTCCCGGTCTCTCAGGGTCTCCATTTCATCCAGTCCGTCGTGGATGTCAAGGTAGTCCTGATAGCCGATGCGGTTCTCTTTGTGCAGTCGGTCGATTATATCAATCGCCTGCTTCTTGTACTCGCTCATTAGGTTTAACCTCCTCTCATCGAATGCTGGAGCGGAAGATGTTCCACTCGTAGTAGATGTCGCTATCAGCAACGTAAACATCAACGCCATCGCAAGCGTCCCGCAGGGTTGTCGGCTCATATCCTTCTTCAGTCAGAGACTTCACCACCGTTGCCACATCTTCGTTGATGCTCTTCTTGGCGTCATCCTCGCTCCAATAGGCGTAGGCATCAGCGCCCTCGGCGAAGTTTCTGTGAACCACAATGAAACAGTCTTTCATCCAAAGACCACCTCCCCAAACACGGCGAACTGGATGATGCAGTCAGCATCATTGGCGTCAATGTCGCAGGTGTCGATGGCGTTGTCCTCGACATTCACATGGCAGCCCTGCTCAAAGTAGAGCTTCACACCCTTTAGGAATTTCTCCAGCGTCAACTCCCACGTCTGAGCGCTCTCTGCATCGTGCAGGATGAGGGCACCGCCACGGGAAATCTGGTCGCTCGCATACTCGCCGAGGCACTCGCCGACCACCTCAGCCTTCCGGCACCAGTAGCAAATTCCGCCATCCAGCGCCACCGCCATGATGTCGTCGATGTCCTGCTGGCTGAGGTTGACATCAATCTGCGGCCGGACAGTGTACTTCTTCTCGTTCATACCAAGCACTCCTCTTTTTTGATTCTGCCGGATGTCCACGCCCCGGTCCTGATACCGACACCCGGCAGCCGGTTCAGCAGAGCCTTCTTCATGCCGTCAAGGTACTTCTGGTAGAGCTGTTTCTGGAGGTTCTCCATCCACGGGAGGCCCCACGGTTCCTCCTTCTGGACCAGCTCCACCGCCAGCGACCACTCGTTGTCCTCTACGCAGACGTAGAACAGCTTGCTCTCCAGAATGACCCGGCGACTCAAATCGCCATACGGCCCATTCCTGAGCCACTCATTCGTTCCGGCCCTCTCGAAACCGGGGAACATCTGGCAGAAATCCGCCATGAAGCACTCCATCGGATTTCGGGGTGTAGGCCAATGTTTTGTCCTTATCTCCGAACCACAGCAGTTTGCTTTTGCCGTTCCGCCTGCAGATGTCCACGCACAGCTTGATGAGCGTGGCGTACGCCTTGTCGTTTACAGCATAGGGGTGTGTAGTATCGCTGGCGCACTCGATGGTGACAGCCCGGTGGTCATTGGCCCCGGACGATGTACACCAACACATGGTTTACCCCGTTCTTTGCCGCCGTGGTAGCATCCTCCCAGACGGGGGAGCTGTCCTTGCCGTTGTTCGTGACCTTCACGGAAAATGCGGCATCTGCCGGGATGGACCCCATGACGTTGATGGCGCAGATGGTGATTTGAGCATCCGCTTCCATCGGTGTCTCCAATGTGATGACCGCCCTTGTGACCTTCTTCGTGAACCTAAGCGTCCTGGTCACAGTGACCTTGCCGTCCGTGACCTGAATGACCATCGTGTGCTGGCCGTTCAGGAGTTTCTGGAAGTAGTCGCCAGTCACGGCAAAGCTGTTGTTGGTCTTCCTCGTCGCTGTGAAGGTGCGCTTCACCGCCCCGTCCATTTTCTCTGTCACGGTCAGGGTGTCGGCGGTGTCCACATCGTCCACTGAGTAGGTGATGGAGAACCCACTGGCCTTCATGCCGAGGTCGGCGCCGTCTGCGCTGGAGCAGGTGATGGTGGGCGGCGTGTTGTTGTCTACCGTGCGCTCGGCGGAGGTCGTGTAGCCGGATGCCGCATTGTAGGCGTCATACGCCTTGACCCGGTACTTCACCTTCGTCCAACCCTTCGTGATGGTGTCAGTGTAGCTAAGGGCGTTCCCTTTGTAAACCTGCGTCCACTCCGTTCCGCCGTTGATGCACCGCTCCAGAATGTACCCGCTTAGGTTGCCATCGCTGTCGCTGGCCGCCGACCATGACACAATCAGCGAGGCCCCTCCCTTCACTTCGTTCGGGACGGAGATTGCCGGGGGCGCACCGGGGGCCACGTTGTTCACCACCGTCACCTGCGAGCTGGTCTTATAGCCAGAGTGCAGGCCGTCACTATCGTAAGCACGAACTCGGTACATCACCGACGCCGTGCCGAACGCCACGGCGTCGGTGGTCTGGGTGGCGGTTCCCTGATATATCTGGCTCCATGTGCTGCCGCCGTTGGTACTCTTCTCCACCTTGTACCCCGACAAATTATTCTCTTTATCGGTACTGGTCCCCCACTTTACGGTGATGGTGCTGCCGCCCATGATGGAGCCAGGGACGGTGATGCTGCTGGGGACGGTTGGCGCTGTGTTAGTCGAGATGCTACCATCATCAGAGACCAAGAGAGAAGAGGGAAGTACCAAAGCGGGGCGGACGCCATAAGAGTTGGAGCAGTTGTTGCCGCCCCAGTCGCCATTGGTGTAGACGTACAGGGCGCGCGTGGCGCCGTAGTTGGAGCTGCAGTAGGGAGAGCGGAGCCACCAGCCCACGGCCGAACCGTTCAGCTTCGCAATCCGCTTTGCATCCGTCTGAGCACAGCCGGAGAAGTATGACAGGCAAGCACCGTCATTAGGAATATAGGAATGGGTGCTTGATGTCCAGTTCACCTCCGGGCCGGACAGCAGGAAAATCTTTGTTGACAGGCCATTAGCCCCGCTGGTGATAGTCGTTCCGTAGCCGGAGCCTGCCCGGTACGGGAGCTTGACCTGCTTGATAGCCGACTTGATGTTGGCATCGAACAGGTTCAGGAACGTGCTGTTGAGGTAACTGCGGATTTCGCTGTTGGCATAGTCGTTGACGTTGGAGCTGTGCCACCGCTTACTTTCGTAGCAGTCCTCCATCAACAGCCATGTTCCATCGCAGCTCGTGTCGTACAGCGAGGACGGCCGCCCTTGATGTACGACGATAAAGTTCTTGTCTGCTCCGCCTACCTTCAGCTTCACGATAGAGCCGACGGCTTTGGAGCTGAGAGCCACATTTGCCATGGTTCATTTCCTCCTTGTAGGTATTACATCCACGGCGGAAGGTCGTCATCGAATGGCTCAGAACGGGAGATTGGGACAGGGCTGACTGTCTCACCTCTCTTCCTTTGGATGTTCCGATACTGCCTTGCTCTCCGCTTGTTCCTTGCCTCTAAGGTGGAATTGATTTTTCGGTGGACCTCTGGCATCACACCGATAATCTCCTTCACCTGACCAGCGAACTTCTGCCGTAGTGCGTAGGTGTCACCGTGGGCTGCGTAAGCATCCCACGCTTGGAACTTTCCGAGGGTTTTCTCCTTCGTGATAGTCCCCTCTGCATAAGCCTTCCTCCAGAACTTGACACGAGAACTCATGCGGTCTATGTTGCTCTGTCGGAGCTTCTGCACACAGGCCCCGGTCTCTGTAAGGTAGGAGTGGAAGCCGAGGAAGTCGATACCGTTCCGCAGCGGGAAGATACCGGTCTTCTGGTTCAGCTCCAGACCGAGGCAGTCCATCCACTCATCAATCTCCTTCAAGAGCCGCTGAAGCTCTCGCTTTGTACGGGCGATAATGTAGAAGTCATCCATATACCGTCCATAATACCGATAACGCTTGACTTCTTTGATGTGGTGGTCAAACTCATCGAGGAACAGCAGGGCGAGTAGCTGAGAGGTCTGGTAGCCCAGCGGAAGGCCCTCTGAGGCGTCGATGTAGATACACAGCAGGTCGTAGACCTGCATATCGAGGACCCGGCGCTCAAATACCTTCCTGAGCTTGGCTTTCAGTTTGTTGTGGTCTATGGATGCGAAAAAATGCCTGACATCGCACTTCAGCACCCACCCGTCTGCACTACCGTTTCGCCGGTAATACTCGACCATGTGATACTTCAGGCGCATCAGGCCGTCATGTGTTCCTTTTTGCTTTTGGCTGGCGAAGTTGTCTCGGATGAAGCTCTTGCAGATGGCGTCGTACAAGATGTTATCCACGACAGCATGGAGAACCACCTTGTCCACGAACGCCGGAGCCTGCACCAGCCGTTCCTTCGGCTCATAGACCTTGAATATTTCAAACTTGCTGGGAGTATAGACCTTCTTGCTCAGGATGGCAGACAGCTTCGCTGTACAGACCAAAGCGTTCGCTTCATACTGAGCGGTGGAAACCTTGCTTCGTTTTCCTTTTCTCGCTGTCAGGTACGCTTCGTAGAGCGTCTCAAAGGAACACATCTCTTCATAGGTCAAAGCGCACCGCCTTTCAACATAGGCTGGCCGGGTTAGTAGGAGAAGCTCCGGCCAGAAAAGCCTAACACCGGTCCCCTTCTCCAAGGTAGCAGACTGCGCCCCTTGTGGGGCGGCCTGCCTCGGTGTGATGTGTTTATCGTCAGCCCATGCACAGGCTTCCGACAGGATGTGACCCCCTTTGATGATGGTGTACCGCTTTCGCTCCCATTTGGGAGCTACTCGTCTCACTTTCCATCAGAGCGGGGCGGATGCCATAAGAGTTGGAGCAGTTGTTGTTGTTCCAGTTGCCATTGGTGTTGACGTTCAGGGCGTTCGTGGCGCCGTTGTTGGAGTTGCAGTAGGGAGAGCGGAGCCACCAGTTCACGGCCGAAAAATACGGGTCACACCCTAATACAAGGCGGATGCCTCCGCCGGGTATCTGAAATTATGTCTGCTGGACCTTCTTCTCGGCGTTGTACTGCCGTATGGCCGTCTTCACGACCTCGACTTGCCGGGCGTCCTGCTTTGCCTCCTCATCGGAGCGCAGCTTGTTCGCCCGTGCGCCGTCGTTCTTCTTCCACGATGCCGTCATGTACTTAACATCCAGCACTTTTTTGGTCCATATCTCGCTCTTCTTCAGGGAGATGACGCCCATGTCCTGCACAATCTGGATATACTCCAGCAGCAGAGAACATCCGTCCAGCACTTTCCCTATCAGCCGCAAGCGCTCATTGTACTCCGTGGCGAACATCTTGCCGTTGGCGGCATGAATGTCCCGAACGATTCCCTTCGCTATCAGACGCATATCCTCGCCATAGCATCGGTACATCGCCTTCGTGAAGCCGTCTTTTTCCTTGCGGTCGAGCTGGCCGATAGTTGTCTGGCAGATGCTCTTGACCTCACGGATGTCATCCAGAGCAGCGATTTTCTGGAGGATGACCCGGACATCCTTCTGGCTCACATCATCGGTCACGACTTTCGTGGCCTGATTGGTGTACTTCAGAAGCTCCCTTGCACGGTTCCCCAGCAGGTATTCCTTGTCAGCCATGCTCACACCTTCTTTCTAAACAGGGACCGCTTCTTGCCGCCTCTAAATCGCAAACAGGGCCATTGTAGAGGCAGCGGTCTCCAAGTATCACAAGCTGGGCGTCCACCCCGCTGTGCGTGGTGCCTGTTATGGTCAGATGGTCGCTGCGGGGAGCATCACAGGGAGGCCGTATCTCAGCGAACAGGTTTCCGATGATGCAGGACAGCTCCGATGGGGCGCAGGCAAATACAATCTCTTCCATCAGAACTCAATCCTCTTTGCCGTCTCGTTCCAGACACCCTCAACCACCACGCCGGTCAGCGTGGCGAAGGTGACGGTGAACGGGTTGCCGGAAACATCGGTGTTATACATCAGCTCCATCAGCGCCAACCGAGAATCAAGGTCTGAGATGATACCCTGAATATACGGGTGCGCCGTAATGGAGCTGTCGTGGGTGTTGATAAGCTCCTGCGCTGCGCTCAGGAACAAGGGGAGCATGACGACGTTGCAATACTCCGATACGTCCTCCGCCGTCATCCACGCCTCGCACTTGTAGTCCACCGACACGCCGAGGTCTTCGCCGATGACGATGCAGACCGGGAACCGGCGTACATCGACGCCCTGTGGGGAGTAGGCGCTCACATACTGCGGGTAGATGCCAAGGCAGCCGTAGTAAATCATCACCTCGCCTTTGTCCGGGTCGTAGGCGTACACGCCGAACTCCCTCAGCCAAAAGCCGTGGTCCAGACCGCCATTCAGGTCGGACCGATACTCCACAATCATCCTCACCGTGTTCTGGTCGTAGACCGGCTCAGTGGAGGTCGCCAGCGCCACCGGCTCCGACAAGTCCTCCATTTCTCTCGGATTTCCGAAGTCAGGCACCCCGCCGGTCCCGACCATGATTTTTGAGAGTTGGAGCTGCTGCCCGGCGGTCAGCTTCGCTATCAGCTCCCGGCCATTTCTCGTGACCACGAATCCATAGAAATCTTCCATGCGTCATTCCTCCATTTCTGGCAGTTTTGTCTGCGTGATATTCCTGAAGGCCGGGATGGGCCTTACCGTGTCCTCCATGCTCTCGGCCACCGGGATTTCCGGCAGGACGGTCGAGGTGTACCCCCGGCCCATCAGCCCTTCAACGGTGAGCAAATCCATCATCTCCGGCGATGCTGTCCGGGCGATGACCTTGATGCCGACGCCAGCCGCCTTGATGAGTGGGGCATTCAGCAGCTTCGGCACATCGTCCTCCGGGGAGAGCATATCGGTCTCAAATACCATCGTCGCCGGTTCCGCCGGGTCCTCCCGATAGTACAGAGGCTTGGGCCAGAACATCCGCAGGGCCTTGATTACGTCGTGATAAGTGCAGTTGTTCGTGTTCTTCCAGACCTTGAAAATCAGGTATCGCCGGTAACTCTCGTCATCCAGCACATACACCGATTCGTTGATACAGGCCAGCGCCCCGGCTTCCAACCGGCTCAGGACAACGATGTCCCCTACCCCGTCGAGCTGCTGGCCCATCGAAGTCTGGAGGCCCCGTCGGTCCCGCAGGTCTTCGTAGAACCGCCGCACATCGTTAAGCTGCTCCCCGATAGCTGAGACCAGAGCGTCGATGACCGGCTTTTCCTTGAACTGTTCAACAAGGTCTCCCCTCAGCAGCTCCACATAGTCAGGCATCTATGACCACCTCGATTCTGTTCTCATCGGTCACAGCCCTTTCTCTGGGGGAAACTGAGACGCTGCGCTGCGTGTACTCCTCCGGCATCTCCCCGTCCTCAGTGGTCGAGAACATCCAAACGTCGATGTAGTCAATGCCCGACACCTGTAAATTGAACTTCTGTGGGATGACGCTCTCGCCGGACTCCAGCTTACCCACCCTCTCCAAAATCTGCTCTTTGATAAGTTCAGCATAGTTGATGGGCGGGTTGGTGTTCCGGCTTAGGGTGATGCCGACCTTGAACCAGACCTTGACATAGGTGGGCCGATTGAAGCGCACCACGATTGGCTCCCCGTACTCTCCGGGGAGCGTGACCTCCACGGAACCGAAGCTACTGATACCCCCGGATTTCTTGTCGAGTATCTGACGGGCTATCTCCGTGGCGTCTCCTCCGTCCACTACCACCTCGACGCTGTGCGGCCAGCGTCCCATACTGTCCACCTCGTTGCTGTCATTCTCATAGGGGGCAACGCTCAGGACACCTTGCACGTTCTCCAAAATGGCGCTCTTGATGCTCTCCAGCATGGAGGATGAGCGGTTATAGATTTTGTCGGCATAGGACCTACGGAACTCCACGTCCGTTTCTGCGAGCTGTCCGGCGATGTGGTCCCCTACATTGACCACCTCCATCAGACCGGCCACAGCCTTCACGACCTTCGTGACAACCCCGTTCGGAATCAGGATGTCCCCGTCATCCACGGTCGCAAACGTGATGACGCTGCCGACCGAGGCCGTGGTCAGGTTTTCCGACAGCACCATCACGTTTGAGCTGGTGGGGTCAGTAGCCTCGATGTGGAGAGCATCCTCCTTCATGCTCACCCTGAAGTCCGGGTCAGTGATGACCTCCCCTAATGCCGCTAAATTCTCGCTTACGCTCTTTGCGGCATCGGGGGTGATGGTATATAGGGTTCCGTTCAAAGCCACCCCCAGCGCCGCCGTAGCCCCCGGAGATGCCAAAATAATAGCCGCCTTGTTGAAGGCGGCACGGGTAATCATGGAATCGCTCGGCAACGTCAGGTTCGTGGCCGGGCTGGTGTCTGTCGCAATCAGGGTCCCCGCCGGAATCACTGTACCGTCTTGGCCGGTGCAGAGTATGCGGTAGTAGGATTTCGCTGGCATCTCACGGGTGGAGCCGCCAAACTGAGCGGCGTTGTCCAGGCTGACGCCGGTGGCGCTGGATGGGTACTGCGAGTAATAGACTTCCTCGCCGAACTCCCACAGCTCCGCTATCCTGTCCGCAGCGTTGGTCAGCAGGTGATTCAGGAAAGACTGCGTGTTCTGCCCGATGTTGACGCCCAGCTTCTTCGTCATGCTCTCCTGCATCTCCGCAAGGATGACATCCAGCCGCTTGATATTCGGGCCTCTGTCTGTCAATCCGTACTCTGGCATAGTTTCACCTCCTCCCTAAAGGTATCTTCATCCGTCGTGAACGTGACGGCGATAGCCGCCTGCCGGGTCTTCTTGTCTATCTGGAAGGTGATTTCTGTGACATCGGTGACGCCTTCCACCTCCATCACGGTCTCACGAATCAGATGCCGCAGCTTCATCTCGTTCGGGTTCTTCACGAAGAGATACTCGAAGTACGGAAAGCCCAGCTCAGGTCCCAGCCTCCACTCCTCGAAAAACCACAGCAGGCGGATTCTCACCGCCTGAGCGATGCTGTCCGTGGGGATAACGTCTCCCGCTGCTGACAGCTCCAAATCGCCGTTGCTATCGAGTTTCAGGTCTACCATCACATCACCCTCCTATGAACACATCCCCGCTCCCGCCTTGGACCGCCCCGCTTATGGAAACGGCGTCGCCAACACGGGCAGCAGGCTTTCCATTGATAAAAACCGTACTGCTCCCGGTGGCAATCACATCTTGGTGGCTGGAATGGGTCACGCACCCATGCGCCGAGTAGTGGTCGCCCATGCGCCCGGCGCCCCGCCCGTTTATCTTCACATCCGGGCTGCACTCCACCAACGGAACGGGCGGACAGGCATCATGCCCGGTACAGTTGTCTCCTTGTCGTGTGGCCTGCGCCATTCTTCTCCCCTCCTAATTTAGATTCACGATACCGCCGCTCACGGTAAGGTTGCCGGTAATAAACACGCCGTCCGCCCTCACCTTCAGCACCGTACTCCCAGCTTTCACGACGGCTGCATCCTCGGCGCAGGCTGTTTGCATGGCGTCCCGCCCTTTGGGAGAGATGCCAGGGATAGCAATAGCATTACTCAGGTCGAACTTCAAAGCCGTGTCCGTCTCTTTCCCGTACATCCAGTAATCAAGGGCGGACTCAGCGAACACCAGCAGACAGCCATCGCCCTCTTTGATGGGCCATGCAATAGCGACATTGGCGCTCTGAGGGAATATCACAGGGACGCCGGAAACGACCGGGAAATCCATCGTCTCGCCGTTCGGTTTTTTGAACTTCGCCACCGGCTTCACCGTGGCAAGGCCGGTTCCGGGGTCGAACTTTTCAATCCTTCCGGGAAGGGCTGTGTGCATTCCCTCTGTCGCCTTCCTCGCCGTCCTGTTTATCTGGTCTACAAGCTCCTGCATCATCTCAGCTCACCTCCAGCAGCCGGGCCGTGCAGGTCCACGACCCTTCCATGTTGTCGCCTTCCACCACCACCGAGTAGACCCGGAAATATCCCCGGACGTACTTGCTATTCAGGTACACAAAATCGTCTATGTTGATAGCAGCGTTCATCAGGTACTCCACGTCCCAGCCATAGCTGAAACTGCCGTTCTCCTCCGAGATTTGCACCCGCTCAGGAGTGCCGACGAGACCTGTCTCAGCAGACAGCTCATAGACCTCCCGGCTCATGGTGTCTCCCGGCTTCTTCACCTGAAGCACCCCGTTGTTGATGCTCCAGACAAGGCCGCTGGTCTCGCAAGCCTTCGTCAACACATTCCGAGCCGGGCCGACGTAGCTGTACCCGTTCGGAATATCCTTGAAGGTAGCATTGTAGGCGAACGAGACCGTCACACCCATCTGGTCGGCGGTGTCCTGAATGAGCGTCTTGCAGTTGACGGCGCCGGTGTAGCTGACGGATACGTAGGTATCTCTCAGCTCTATGCGGTTGTCTACCAGCTCCAGCTCCGTCAGCTCATCGCTGCCGTCCAGCTTCGTCTTGGCAAACGTCACCACGCCAGCAAAGATGAGTGGCATGACTGAGCCGTACCCCGCCCGGAGAGCCACCACACAGTCATCCTTGTTCAGTTCCGCCTTGTGAGCCGGACTAAGGTTCCACAGGGAGACCTTGGCGGTGTTGGCGCTGTCCGTGTCCGCTTTCTCCACCGAGAACGAGATATGCAGGGGGCGGGAGTCTCCGCCTATCTCGAATCCCTGCGACCCGGCTTTCCCGGCGGCCAGCCTGTACTGCCTGTCAAAATTTTTCACTCAGGGTCCTCCTTCCGCATAAGCACGAAAAAAGAGTCGCATCGCTGCGACTCTCTTCCCATGATGTATTCAGTTTATCTCGTTTGGAGCAACTCCCTCTTCAGGAGCGCACATTCAAGGATGATGGCATCCAGCCGGTCCAGTGCCGAGCTTCTGGCCGAGGCTTTCACTTCCGGGAAGTCTCTGGGCGGCTGGACCGGCTGGGCTTCCACCTGCTTCTGGGGCTTGTCAGGCCATTTCATGTAGCCTCTGGCTACCTCTTCGCCCATTTCCTTGACTTTCGGAATCACTTCGTCCTCAAACCAGCGAATCGCCGAATACGGGGCCGGTCTCCTGCACAGGAACTTGACGGCGTTCTCGGCGCTGAAGCAGGTATGCTCACACCGCCCTCTCTTCATGCCGTTGTCCCACGGCACTTTCCTGAGAACCGTCTCGATACGGTTCACTCCCTGATTGCCGCCGGTGACTGCCTTCCTCGGCATCTCATATCCGGCAATCACGGCGAGGTCTGACCCGCAGAAAAAGGCCACGCCGTCCGGGTCAAAAACGACCCGCAACTCCTGCCGGTCGGCGGTAGTGAAGATAGCGCAGTTGTCACGCATCCCGACCACCTCCCCCATAGAGGCAGGACCTCAGCCCCTCATACCTGCTACTGAAAATCTCCTTCAGGATGATGACAGCCCTTTCCACCTTGTCGCCGTCCATGTCGGCGATGCAGGCGTCCATCATGTCAATGGCTGTGCCAACGTCGCCCATGCGAACTACTTCCGTCTCAATGCTTGCTCTGTTCATCTGTCGAAACGCCCTTTCGTAAAAAGTCTCTTGCGATGTTCCGGCAGATATGCTACAATGGGAATCGTTAAGGCACCCTTCTTGCCAGAACACGCTTCGCAAGGCTGGGTGGACAATTCGGGAACGATGCTTGCTTTCTGAGGGCGGGGCATCGTTCCCTTTTTTCCTGTCCACATTCTCATTCTAACTTACCGTCTTGGTAATGTCAATTCAAGTTACCAATGACATCACGCCTTTTTTATAGCTCAACCGCAACGGTAAGTCTGAGCGTAGCGAAGACTTACAAAAAGGTCTTTTAAGGTATTGGTACGGTACGGTTTAGGTACGGTACGGTTACGCTGAACATTTCGCACACGGTTCTTTACACTGTGCGTCTTTTGTGCGGCGCACAGTGTTTGAACAATGCGCTCTCACGCTGGAATGAACACAAACTGCACTGTGCCATTTTGGAAATCAGCACGTCCAATGCTTTCCTTCTCGGTAAGTGCTGCAAACACGCCCACAGGAAGTTCCTGCGTCCCATAGAACAGGTTGAGCGGGAACTGCGGTACAATCCTCACTCCGATAAGCAGAGGCGCTCCAAGGGCGTCTGAGAGGCCGAAGGTCCAGAATCCGCCGGTGTCGTTCCATGTGAAGCGAATCTGGTACTGCTTGCCTCGCAGGGTGATTCTGGAGGTGCTGTCGTTCATGTCCGGCACCTCAATGATGATGTAGTCCATGCTGCACCTCCTTACAGCAGTCCGAAGCTGCTGGCTGCGTTATAGAGGATGGAGCCGCTCTTTCCTGAGCCGCTGGATTTTCCAGAGCCTCCGCCTCCTGAACTGCTTGACCCGCCGCCAGAGCTGCCAGAGCCGGAACCCCCGCCGGACGAACCAGACCTTGTGTTGGCTGTTCCGCCGGAGGCCCCGGTTTTGCCTGACTTGCCATAGCTGGCCGGGATGGTGACGGTCTTGCTCTCCGTCACCACAATCTCTTTGAATGAGATGGGGATTTCACGAGCATAGCCGACCTCGGCGGTTTTCTTGATGCTGAGGCTGGTGACGGCCATGTTGGAGTAGACCGCATCGGACGTGATAACCTCGACCGGCAGCTTTTTGAAATACATCTCCTTCAGCCGCTTCACGACTGCCTCGGTCTTGCCGGGACCGGAACCGAGGCGGCCTTTCCATGTTACGGGGGTATCAGTGACAAACAGCGTCATGTTCAGGACGGTCGCCTTCAGCACGATGGTATCGCTGACCTTGAAGCCCTTCTCCGTAGGGTACTCAGGGACCTCGGACTCATAGTTCTCCTCGGAATCTATGAGAGCGTCGAACTCGATGCCGCCGACGCTGACTGGCTGCTTTGCTCTTGCCATCCTATCACCTCGCTGTCGCCAACGCCCGTGCCATGGCGCTGGTGGAATCCTCCGAAGCCTTATCCATGGCCTCAGCACTCTTCTCCTGCCCAGCACGGTCGCCGTTGAATGTGTTGTTGATTTCTACCTTCTGCGTCACGGTCCGGCTGGAAACGCCGGTGCCACTGGCAGTCTGAGCGGTGCCTCTGGACACCACACTTGACTTGGCGATGACGGACATATCGCCCGTCACCAACTCCAGAGCGCCCTTGACCTTCTCCTTACCTGCTGTGATACCCTTGGTCATCAGGTCTATCATGTCCGGCATATAGGTATGGAAATCGCTAAGGGGGCCGACCTCCGGCTCAGAGAATCCAAGGAACCCCTTTATAGTGCTTGCCACACCAGATACAGCGTCACCTATCCAGCCAACGGCGCTCTTGATGCCATCCACAATTCCTTGGATGATGTCTTGGCCCCACTTGACCGCCTGAGCTGGCAGCGCCAAAATCCAGTCGATTGCTACTTGGAAGCCGTTGACGATGGCGTCCTTTATCCCCGTGACCTTCTCGACGATGACATCCCACGCCGCTTGGAAGAATCCACCGAAAATCTCGGCCAGCTTATTCCAGACGGCGCAGATGTTATCCCATGCGGTACTGAGGATGGTCGTTATCATCTCCCAGATGGCGGAGGCGATGTCCTTAATGGCGTTCCATGCGCCTTCCCAATTACCTGTGAAGACGTTTGCGAGAAAGTCGATAATACCGGCTATGGCGTCCAGAAACGGCTGAATCAGCGAGATGAGCATATTCCAGATGTTGCTGAACACCGTGATGATGGTCTCGCCCCACACGTCCCAGAACGCTTTCAACGCACTAAAGATGGTCTCTGCTGCGCTCTTCAGGGCGTTCCACAGAACCTCGCAGATGGTCTTGATGCCCTCCCATATCTTGGAGAAGGATTCCTTGACCTGCTCTCCGTTCTCAGCCCACCATGCGGACAGAGCGCCGAAGATGGCCTGCGCTGCGCCTTTGATGACCTCCCACACATTCAGCAGGAACGACTTGATGGTATTCCATGCGTTCAATATGGTCTGCCTTGCGTTGTCTGCCCCGATACCTGCCTTGTCGAACAAAGCTCCGATGACGCTGTTGTCTCCACGCATGAACGCTATGAAGTCCTGAATTATCAGGGCAATCAGCAGGAAAATGGCAAAGAACAGTAGCGCCTTTCCTGCTCCCGCTCCAAGCGCCTTCGCCAGCTTTTGGAATCCCTCCACCGCCCCCATGATTTTCTTCACGTTCATCACTAAGAACGTGGCGGCGAGAGCTGCGGCCAGTACCTTCAAGATTCGTTCCGCTCCGCCTACTTTGGCGGCGAAGTCGGAGATTTTCTGGATGATGTTTCGCAGCGAGGTCAGGCCCCGTGTGCCGTAGCTTATGACCTTCTGGAACGTCGGCATGAAGAACTGGCCGATGAGCTGCTTGACCTCCTTCAGTTTGGAGTTGAATCGCCGGACCGTACTCTCATAGGAGCCGAGACTGCGCTCACAGTCTCCAATCGGCGATGCCGGTCACGATATGCGGACCGGCAGAGATGACCACTTCTTTCGGGTTATAGGTCTTGATTTTGGAAGACATTTATGCTACCTCCCTTACAGATTCTCATAGGTCAGGCACCCAGAGATGTTGACCACATGGATTGCCCCGGCCAGCCGTGCGGAGAACCGACAATCGCTCAGAACACGGGACGCCTTCTGGACGCTGGTGAGTTCGGAGGCCAGCGGCACAGATGTAACATAGCCGGGGTTGGCGTTGCCGTCGGCGTCGTACTCAGTAGGAGCGATGCCGCCGTACTTCTGCCCGTCTTTCAGTGAGGCAAGCATCTGATTATCCACCAGACCTATGCCCCCGTCTGTGTACGGGATTTTCGGATTCACCACCAGCAGGTTGACCACCCGAACCTGCATATCGTTCTGGAGCCAGTCACGGAAGCGGATGACATCAATCCACTCCCCAGCGTTGGTCTTGCCGCCCTGCGTCAGATTCTTCGACGCAACGGTGGTCAGATAGGTGATGTTAGCCGCCTCCAACTTCTTGATGAACGTGGACTTCAGCTTGGCCGGGTACACGGCGGCGAGCTGCTTCAGCGCCCACGTTTCCTCCCCTGCGTGGTAGTGCATGGCCTTTGACGCCAGAGCGACCGCCATGCCGTACTGGTTCTCCACCGGCACTTCATGGTCGGGCTGGTCGGCGGTCTCCTTGGCGAAGAGGGGAAAACTGCGGAAATAGAGGCCGGGCTGCACCATGGGGTCATCCGGGTCGTTGTCGATGTACCCGCAGATTTTGTTCTGCGTCTCGGTCCACTGGATGACCTCCACCACCTGCGACCTCTCCAAACCGGCGGGGCAGATGCAGTACCAGCCGTTGATGCTGAGGGCGTTGTCCAGCGTCTCGGACACGCTCCACGGCTTGCCTTCAGCGACGGCCTGCTCCAGCTCCTCGTCCGTAGGCTCTTCAGGGACGGGAACGGTGTCGGCTATGACCGCCACATACACCTCATGCGGCCGGGGACTCTGGGAAAAGGCCACCCGTGCCGCCACGCCAACGGGGTCGGCATCTGCGCCGGTGGCAACAAAGCCCAGCTCCGTCAGTTCGTTCAGACTGCGGTACACACCCACAGCGGGGATGTCCTCCTTCTGGACTTTGGGGGCCGGGCCGAGAATCAGGATGTTGTCAAAGCTGGCCTCGTTCGCAATCGGGCTGGCAAGCGAGATGTCAACCGTACAAATCCTGTCAAGATTTGCGCTCATACTAATTTTCCTCCTTCACGGGTTTATCATTGATTTCGACGTTGGAGAAGTAGCCACCCTCATCGGCAGCCATGTCCTCGTTGCCGCCGCCGCTGGGCGTCGGCTTGATGGCAGGCACCAGCTCCGAAACGTCGTCCGCTTGGATGTCGCCACCCTCGTACTCATACGGCTTTTCCTCGCCGGTCTCAGGGTCAACGGTAGTTCCGCTGTGCTTCACGCTCCCCGCCTCCAGCGTCCCAGTGTAGCCGATGGCCGTCATGGTGAAGTAGACCATTATCTCCATCATGGCACGAAACTGGAAGTTGCTATCATGGATGAGGCCGGTAAGGTCCTGCACCGTCGGCGGCACCACAATGGCGATGTCCCGCTCATGGCACCACTGGACAACGTACTCCGAGTTTAGGAAGCTCGCAAAAGCAAGCATATCGTCCTCTGCGGTATTCTCTGCTATGGGTGTAAAGCCCTGCTCCACCTCTTCCTGCGCCCCATTCGTGAACAGGTCTATCTGTATTGACGTGGAGGCTGGATAGAAGGCGACAGGGCGCCCGTCAATGATTTTGACAGGCGGATTCATGGGTCTGGACACAGGGGCCATAGAGAGCGTCACAAGCGACCCTGTGGGCTTTGCCCGGAAGCTCTGTTTTGTAAACGTCACTTCTGCCCTGTTGAAATACAGCTTGGTCAGTTGGCGGAGTGCCACCTTTAGCTCACTCAGCGTCATCAGCAGCCTCCTCCTTTCCGTCCGGACCAATTTTCGGCCGGGGGACCCGCCTCGCCTCAGCCTCCGACACGATGACAAACTCGCTTCGGCAATGACTGAGCATCGTATGGTCCCAGCCGAGAGAACTCACGCACTCGTACCAGTGGCCCTCCGGGTCCATCTTCCCATGATAAAACAGCCAGTCTCCCCGGCGGCCGGTAGACTGGTCTGCGGTAGTGAACACAAGGTCTCCAAACGCCTTCATGCGTTTGACCCGTTGCTCGCCTTCGGGGAGGGCTTGAATCTCATCCTTTGACAAGGGCTGCACATTCAGGTGTGCTAGCCTGTTCAGCATCGCTCATACTCCACAGCGGGTTGAACTTCAGCTTGTAATCTGGCTCCTCGTCGATTTCCCCGGAGGCGATGCCTGCCCGAAAAATCACGTCCAGCAGATTCCGCAGGTTCCGTTTCAGCATGAGCTTCTGGATGCGCTCGACGAAGCTGTACCAGTTCTCCATGTCGCTCTCGCCGGTGGAGTTCTCCCCGGCTGGGGACCGGCCGAACAGGATGGTCTGCGGGATGTTCGTTAGGGCCGACAGCATATTGCAGGTCGAGTCTATGACATCCTTCACCCCGCTGAACTGAGCCACCTTGAAGTCATAGTTCTCGCCCTCACTGTCAATGGCGATGCTGTTCAGCAGGCCACGTGCCATGTCGATGACCTGCAACCGCTTCAGGACGGCGTTCTCGCCATCGTCGGTGGTCAAGAGGGCGGCAAGGCCCTTCATGGAGTAGATTGCCTGCACTGACCGCTCCAGCATCTTCGTGGCGTCCGTGTGGGACGTGATAGTCTCCCGTAGTGCCCGGCGGATGCGGACGTACTCCGGCATACCCCAGAACAGGTAGGTTGAATCCGTGGTCTGCTCAGGAAGGACTCCGTTGCGGAACACGAGGCACCGGCTCTCATGCACTTGGAAGCTGCCGTAGATGCTGGACACATAGTAGAACTCAGGCTGTCCGAACTTGGACAGGCGGAACTTCTCCATAGGCCCGATGAACTTCTCCAGCGTGAAGTTGCCGGAGCAGCCGACGTAGATGTCGGTCACATCCCACGCCTTCACTATCTTGTTCATGATGGCCTGAGCTTCCGCCGGTACTGAGCCGTAGAACATAAGCTACCCTCCTCGAAGTTATAACAAAAGAGCGGCTGCGCTATCGCAACCGCTCTTCTGCCGGTGATATGGAGCGAAGTGCAGGGTTCGGACCTGCGCCTCCGGGCGGGTAGCCCGGCGTCCTCCGTTAGACTAACTTCGCATTGAAAGGGCCGTGGTTCGGCCCTGTGGCCGCTTAGAACAGCGTGAGCTGCTCCATGTGGAAAGTGGTAGGGGGAGTCTCTTGAATCCGCTTAGAGACCGCCTGACGGGGCTTGGACGGGTCTGGCGTCGGGTCGAAGAGTTCGGGGAGTGCCTCCCCGGTGTTCTTTAGCCACCAATCAGCGAACGTGCGCCGGTGGCACCAATCGTCCGGGCCTTTGCGGATGTCTTCGTAGCAAAGCAGTACAACATCTTTGCCGAGCCGCTCAAAGCGTTGGAGCTCTCTGGTTCGTTCCAAAAGCTCAGGATTGTCATAAATATTGCCGACGACTTCATGCTCACGAAATTCTGTCATCTCCGGGCAATCGTCAAAGAATATTGTTGCTGTCCTCAAGAATCTGGAGGTTTTTTGATGCCAAAACACTTTTTCATGTTGTTCACATTCCTTTCTCACCGGCGACACGCAGGCACCGATGTTCACCTTTGGGTTGTTCTTCAGAGCGTCATGCAGCTCTTTGTCTGAGTGGATTCCGTACTCTTCTGCCAGAATCCGCCGGAGGGTCGCAATATCCGCCATCGCTCAACCTCCGTTCATGGCCTTCAGGCCAATCAGCCGAAGCTCTCCGGCCGCCTTGATGAGACCGTCGAGATAGCTCAGGATTTGCTGAAGGTCCACCCGTTCGTCCTCTGAGATGACTCCATCTGCCGTGATGTCGATGAGCTTTTCCTTGACTTCCTCTACATCCTCCTGCCGGAGCTGCCTCAGCAGATTCAGTGTTGTGCGCTCTACTGACGAAAGCTCCGAGGACGGCATCGGAAAGCTCTTTCCGATGGGACACTCCGACGTACAGTACCAAGCCTTCAGCTCCGGGGCGTTGTAGAGGTCCGCCATCAGCACCACCTTGTCAACCGGGATGACCTTTGTGATTCCCAGCTCGTAGTCGGCAAGGCTGGATGCAGACACGCCGAGAGCTTCCGCTGCTCCTTCCCGGCTGGATAGCTTGTCGTTGTACTTTGCGGCCTCTTTCCTACACCGAAAGCATGGATTCTCACCGGCTTTCATAGCGTCACGCCCCATTTTCTTTACCTCCTCTCTGCGGTAAAATGACCATGTGAATGATTCCTGTGCAGATGCTTACCAACTCGGTAAGCTACCGTCAAAAAAAATAGTGTTGAACTGCTCAGGGGTAAGGTCAAGCTCCCTAACGATGACGAGCTTCTCATCGTCATTGAAGCTAATCTCGCCTCGCTCCTTCTTGCCATAGGAGACCACGGACTTCCCGATGGCAGCCGCCATGTCCTCTTTGGACTTGCCCTTCCTCTTTCTGGCGTACTCCAGTTCCAGTTGGTTCATTCTGCGTTCACCTCCTTCAGTATCTTCATTCTAACATACCGTTTCGGTAACTGTCAATAGGTATTTTATAATTTTGGTCAGTTTTGTTTACTGGGCGTTTGAGATGATATATAATTGGTAAGTCATCACTTTCAGGAGGTAGCTATTATGTACGAAAAGGCCATGTTTGCGGAAAATCTGAAGAAAATCATATCACAACGCGGCACTACTCAGCGGGAGATTGCGGAAAAGCTCGGTGTCACCGAGACTACCATCTCCCGCTACGTCACCACCGGGCCGAAGGGTCGCACTCCCAACGTGGAGTCTCTGGTGGCACTGGCACAGGTCTTGAACGTCAGCCTTGACACTTTGGTAGGGGTGGAGCCTCCGGCTACAGCTCGGCAGGCCCCGGACGTGAAGATTCTGGTCTCCGCCTACGAAAAGGCGGCACTCGAACAACGAGAGGCAATCTGGTCTATGATGACCGCTTTCATGCTCCTCACGCCTGAGCAGAAGGTAGTCATCGAGGCCATCAACAATCAAGAAAAGACAGAAGCCGTTTAACACAGGTCAAAGTTATTTTCTTCGACAAATTCAAGAGGTGATGACATGAGTACGCTAAAAACAGGCGATGAGCATATCCGCTTTGACGGGATGCCGACTGGCTATCTTCTCAGTGACTTCTGGAGGTGGAGTTCCTCCGACCTACTCGACAACACCCTGCGTGGGACGTTCAGCGAGTTCATCGTGGGAACGGCGCTCGACCTTGACCTGTCTACCGGTTTTGAAAACTGGCTGCCGTGGGACCTGACCTATCCTTTCCAGTGGCAGGATTCTTTGGGCCAGACTTACGACGAGGTTCGCATCGAGGTCAAGAGCGCCTCCTACATACAGCCATGGGAGCAGAAGAAGCTCTCCAACATCATTTTCAGCATCCGCCCAACGGTGAAATGGGAGCCGGATGGCCTCCGCTCCGGCCAGCGCCAGCGCCAGTCGGATGTCTACGTGTTCTGTCTCTACGCCGAGACCAACCGGCGTACGGCCGACCCCCTCATACTCGATGGGTGGGAGTTCTACATCGTCCCGACATGGAAGCTGGACGAAATCTGCGGACCCCAGAAGACCATCTCTCTCAATTCCCTCCGCCAGCTCGACCCTATTCGGGCCGATTATTCCGGCATCCAAGCTGCTATTGTGCAATGTGTACAAGGTGATGAGTGTACCCCCCCCCCGGCATATTGCATAGTTTTTGTGCATTTTGCCACGTGATACTTGTATATTATTACAAGGCAGCTCACGATAGCCGAGCTGCCTTGTTTGCTACTTATTTTCGCTTTTTCTGGAGGTCTGACCATGAGGAAACCAGCTAAAAAGGCAGCCGATGCCGTGACTACGCTGAAGGCTGCCATCTACATTCGGGTATCGACGCAGTATCAGGTGGACCGGGCCAGCCTGCCGGTTCAGAGGGAAGAGCTTATCAACTACGCCAAGTACGCCCTCGACATTACCGACTGCGTGGTCTTTGAGGATGCAGGCTATTCCGCCAAGAATACAGACCGGCCGGACTACCAGCGCATGATGGCCCGTGTCCGCACAGGGGAGTTTTCCCATCTGCTGGTCTGGAAGATTGACCGAATCAGCCGGAACCTTCTCGACTTTGCCGCCATGTATGCGGAGCTGAAGAAGCTGGGCATTGTCTTCGTCTCCAAGAACGAACAGTTTGACACCTCCTCGGCGATGGGCGAGGCCATGCTGAAAATCATCCTCGTCTTTGCGGAGCTGGAGCGCAACATGACCTCAGAGCGGGTCAGCGCCGTCATGCTCTCTCGTGCTAATGACGGGATATGGAATGGCGGCAAAGTCCCTTTCGGATATGCCTACGACAAGGACTCCAAGCAGTTCTCCATCATCGAGGACGAGGCTCAGGTAGTGCTGCATATCTATGACCTCTACGAATCTGTGAAGTCTCTCACTACAGTTGCCAAGGCTCTCAACGAGAAGGGCGTACGCTCCCGCACCGGCAAACCATGGAATCCCACCACCGTCCGCACGATGCTCACCAACCCCTTCTACGCTGGGACATACCGCTACAACTACCGGGACGAAAGCAGCAAGAGCTTCACCGTCAAGGACAAGGACGAATGGGTGCTTGTTCTCGACCACCACCCGGCTATCGTCACCCCTGAACAGCAGGAAATAATCGCAGGCATACTCCAAAGCAAGCAACGAGGATGGGCCGGGGCTGGGATGACCTACCAGCGTAAGAACATCCACATCTTTGCTGGTCTGCTTAAATGCGGATGCTGCGGCTACACTATGATTGCTTCCCCTGACCGAGAACGCTCCGACGGCTGGCGCCCGTCAGTATACAAATGCTCCCGGCAGCGTCGCTTCGGGGACTGTGACAACAAATACGTATCTGATGTCACTCTCGGACCCTTTGCCCTGAACTTCATCGCCAACCTCATCCGGGCCTCCAACTCCTTCGGCAAAAGCACCTCCATCGAGACGCTGGAGAAAAAGCTCCTGCGGGGGGATATGTTCTCTCAGGTGGACCACATCGAACGTCCCGGTCTCGAAGAGCTTTACACCCATCTCAGGAGTGGTTTTGACCCGCTGGCCTTTGAGACCCGCACAGTTGACGCCGCCGAGTCCGGCGCCGCCCTTCAGGAGCGTGACCTGCTGCTCTCCGAGAAGCGCAGGCTGGAGAGGGCGCTAAACCGGCTGAAGTCGCTCTTCCTCTACGGTGAGGAAGCGATGGCTGAGAAAGACTATCTTGTGGAGCGCAAGCAACTCATGGACGCTCTGGAGGAAAAGGATGCCCGGCTCGAAGAGCTGGAAGCCGAAGTAGCATCCTCCATCACCATGTCCGATGATGAGTTCATGGCGAAAGCCAGCTACTTCATCCTGAGCCAACAGCTTCAGGACAAACGGTTCGTGGACTATGAGAAATTCATCCGCAAAATCGACCCACAAATCGTCAAGGATTTCCTCAACTCCGTCGTCACAAACTTTTGTATAAAAAACGGGCTTACCACCTCGATTCTCTTCAAAAACGGACTCGAAGTCCAATTTTCTTACAAGGCTCAGGAATAAGAAAAAGCCCAGAAACCGCTTGGCTTCTGGGCTTTTCAGCGTCCCGCTGATGATATTCACTTCAGGTCTCCAATAAACATCGCATCCCCAAAACTAAAAAAGCGATACTTTTCTTGCACCGCCTCCTTATAAGCCCTCAGCACATTCTCCCTACCCGCCAGCGCGGACACCAGCATAATAAGCGTGCTCTCCGGCAGATGGAAGTTGGTTATAAGCGCGTCCACGCCTCTAAACTCATAGCCGGGATAAATAAAAATATCGGTCCAGCCTGAACTCTCTTTAAAGCAGCCCTCTCTCTGGGCCACAGATTCTATTGTACGGCAGCTGGTCGTGCCCACTGCTATCACCCTGCCGCCCCTCTCTTTCGTGTGGTTTATCAGTTCAGCCGTACTTGCGGGCATGTAGTAATGCTCAGCGTGCATTTTGTGGTCTGTTATCCTATCCACACTTACCGGACGGAAAGTGCCAAGGCCTACGTGTAAAGTCACATAGCCCAGTTCCACCCCTTTTCCCTTCAGCTTGTCCAACAGCCCAGGCGTAAAATGCAGTCCGGCTGTGGGCGCTGCGGCAGAGCCTATCTCCTTTGAATACACTGTCTGATAGCGTTCCTTATCCTCCAGCTTCTCTTTGATATATGGCGGCAGGGGCATCTGCCCTATTTCATCCAGCAGCGCGAAGAATACCCCTTCATAGCTGAAGTGCACCAGCCTGTTTCCGTCCTCCTTAACGCCTACTATCTCACCTGTAAAGAGTCCTCCCCCAAAGGCAAATCTGCTTCCCTCTTTGGCCCGCTTGCCGGGCTTACATAGGACCTCCCAGGTGTCATTGCCCTTGTTCTCCAATAGCAAGAACTCCACATGGGCACCGGTGTCCTCCTTTACGCCGTATATCCTGGCGGGCAGTACCCGGGAATCGTTTAATATAAGGCAGTCCCCAGGCCGTATTAAATCTGCAATATCATAAAAGTGCCTGTGACAAGTCTCTCCGGTGTGCTTATCAAGAGTCATAAGCCTGGATGAATCCCTGGGCTCTATGGGAGTTTGGGCTATGAGCTCCTGGGGCAGGTCATAGGAAAAATCACTGGTCTTCATGGGTGACGCGTCCAT